GGCTCGGTCAGGACCGCCTCCTGCGGCGTGGTCGGGAGGAGACCCTGCTCGGGCGAGTGCGACACCTGAGCCCGCAGGTCCAGTGCGTTCGGCTCACGCACGTCGAGCACCGTGGCGTTCAGCTCGTGCTCCTCGCCGTCGACGTCGAGCACCGTCAGGATGCCGTCCTCGGCGATGTCGTCGCGAAGCTTGTTGGCCGACGCGATCGCGTCGTCGGCCTCGATCAGGAGAACCACCACAGCCTGACTCATGGGTACCTACTTTCTCCGCCCCGGAATGGGGTAGTTGGGGATCTTGACCTCGAGATCGAGGTCGGACTGACCGGTCTGAACTGACCGGAGGTCTTCGAGAGAGCTCATCCCGACGGTCGTCCGACCGCGAGCTGCGAGCTTCTGCTGGTACTTGGACTTGGTCCGACCTGAAGTCTTGGTACTACGTGCCTTGGACTTAGACATCAATCAACTCCTAGGTCGGTGGACGGCCGAAGGTCTGGCTCGGTACCAGACGGGGATGCTTCGACCGTCCACCAACTGCGGGGACCGGGACACCAGTGCCTGGTTTACCTTCACCGAACGCGATGGCGGCGACGATGTCGGTGACACTCAGCAGCGTTGTCCCGCTCACTCCCTCGGTGTGGGGGGCTGGGGAGTGAGTCTAACCCGGTGTGCGACCGCTACTGATCAACGAGGCGGAGCACTGCGATGGCAAGCACGGCCCTGTCGGAGATCTCCTTCCGAGTGGCTCCTCCCAACCACTCCCGACTATACAACACGGCCGCACACCGGAACCTAAGCGGGCGAAACGACCCCGTCAGGCACCACATCCGGGATGGTGGTCGCAACCTCGACCGGTCCGATGACCTCGTAGGAGTAAATCTTGCCCTCCCGAATGCGCTGTTCGAGCATCGCTTCGGCCTCGGCTCGAGCAGCCATCGGATCGGAGGTAGCAAAGACGACCTCGACCCCCAACTTGATCGCATCCATGGCGGTGGCGCCTCACTTTCTGAGCAATTTCGCCCTTCTATTCAATAATAAGGTGCGAACCCATTCTGATTCAATGGGTTCGGAAAAAGAAGCCGTGGGCGTGGACAACCCGGCGATTGGAACCCGGGCAAGCAAAAGGGCCCCCGCACCTGTGCTTCCGTGGGTTAGGTCGGGCGGGGAAAATTCATCTAGGCGGACCTCTTATATGACCATGGGTTGGTCGCATATAATCAAGACAGAGGCACAAACTGCCCAGGAGCCCTTCCGCCTAGGGGTTGGAGTTCGGACGGTCCTTGACCCGTTCACGCTGGCCGCGCAGCGCTACTTCGCACCGCCGGAGAGTGCTGACCCGGTGGGTTGGGCGACCGGGAAGGGTATCCACCTATGGAGCAAGCAGCGCGAGATCCTCGAAAGTATCCGAGACAATCGGTACACCGCGGTTCACTCCTGCCACGACAGCGGCAAGTCGTTCAGCATGGCCGTTGCGTCAGGGAACCACCTGGAGACGAACCAGGTGGGAGACGCGTTCTTGGTTTCGACTGCACCGAGCGTAGCTCAGGTAGATGCGATCCTCTGGCGTGAGATCCGCAAGTTCAAGAGGAAGGCCAACCTCCGAGGTCGGATCATCGGAGGAGGGTATCCTCAGTGGATGGTCGGCGACGAGCTGATCGGCTATGGTCGTAAGCCTCAGGACTATGACCAGACCGCGTTCCAAGGCATTCACGCCCCGAAGGTGATGGTGGTCATCGACGAGGCGGACGGCGTGCCGAAGGACTTGTTCGATGCAGCAGATGCGTTGGCCACAAACGAGCTCGCAAGAGTCGTTGCGATTGGGAACCCGGACAATCCTGAGAGTCACTTCCACACGGTCTGCCAGCCAGGAAGCGGTTGGAACGTCATCCACATCGATGGTCTGCAGACTCCGCGATTCAATCAGCAGGCTCTTGATCAGCATCCTGAACTGGCAGAGCTGTTCGCGGCGGAAGGACTGGAGCCAGTAGACGAACCCGTACCTGAAGAGTTGCGGCTTGGTCTATTGTCTCCGATCTGGGTCGTCGAGCGGCTGAAGAGCTGGTCGACGAACAGTGCGCTGTGGTCGAGCAAGGTCCGAGGACTGTTCCCGGGTGAGACCTCACAGCGGGTCGTGATTCCGCTCGGTTGGGTGGAAGCCGCGATCCAGCGCTGGCACGACTGGGTCCTTCGAGGTCGACCTGAGGTTGCAGGTGCACGTATCCTCGGAGTGGACGTCGCTGAGGAAGGTTCGGATGAGAGCGCCTACAGCATCCGGACTGGGAATGTGTTCCACGAGGTTGTTCGGAGTGGGTTGTCAGACCCGATCGAGTTCGCGGACTTGATCGATCCGCTGTTCCGCTATCCTGGTGCGTCGGGTTGCATCGACGTCATCGGACCTGGTGGACGGGTGTACGGCGTTCTGTACGAACGAGGTCTGAGCGTTGCAGCTTTCCGAGCTGGAGCGCCGACAGACCTCAAGGAGATGACAGGCACGTACGGGTTCGCTGACGAGCGTAGTGCGGCGTGGTGGAGGTTGCGAGAAGCTCTGGACCCGATCCGGAACTCGCAGATATGTCTTCCGCCCGACGAGAAGATGAAGGCGGACTTGACCGCCCCGCACTACTTGGTGCAAGGCAACAAGATCAAGGTCGAGGGTAAGCCTTCGATCGCAAAGCGTCTCAAGCGTTCGACTGACACCGGCGACGCCATCGTCATGAACTGGTGGCTCGGTGGGTCGGGTGCTGAGATAGGGACGTCGCTCACTGGCCTGGTAAGTGGGTGGACGAACGAGCCTTCTCCACTAGCCGCAGAGTGGGATCGCTCTCACTGGGAGTCGAGTCGAGGAAGTGAGGTCGCACCAGTGACGGCTCGCGGCTGGTGACCGCGAGACGAGATCGCAAACTACGAGTAGAGGGAGGCCAAAATGGCCCGACACACCATGACCCACCACGTCAAGCGGAGTGGCACCAGCCACGTGCACATCCACCACCACGTCCACCGCAGCGGGGGCGCGAGCGGTGGCGGCAGGAAGCGCGGCGGAGCCCGTCGCGGGCGTCGGTACTAGAACTTCATCGCCTAGGTGATACCTCCTGACGGAGGAGCGGCCTAGGAGGACAGTGCCGCGGGCGCGCAACCTGGCGGCACTGTCTGTGGTGGGCGTAGCTCAGTCGGAAGAGCGCCGGTCTGTGAAGCCGGAGGTCACGAGTTCGAACCTCGTCACTCACCCGCGGAGAGACACGGGAGCGGAGTAGGCCTAGGCCCTGGGAGGGTCGAGTGCCTCCGTGGCAGACGTAAGTCGGACCACCTCCGGACGCGGCGGGGTGGCAGCAGTTCGGTAGCTCGCTGGCCTCATAAGCCAGAGGTCGGGGGTTCAAATCCCTCCCCCGCTACATGTGGGATACGTGGACTTAGGAGGAATCGTGGCACGAGGCATGCGTGGTACGCACAACTCCCTGGCCGGCTTCGGCAAGCGCGGTGGCGGTACGGTCTCGTACCGGGGTGCGATGCACCGCGGGGTCGCCACCGGTATGGGTCGCGGAAGAGGCCGCCGGCGGTGATCACTACCGCTGACGCCAGTGCGTACATTGGTCAGGTCGTCACCGTCACGGCTGCAGTGATCGCGTACGTGAAGGCTCATCGGACGAGCAGGCAGGTCGACAGTCACGCGCAGTGGCACGACTCGGAAGTGGCTCCTCAGACGATTGAGGAACAGCTCCAACAGCTGGTACGAGTGCAGTCGCTGCTGAACACCCTGCAGCATCCACCCTCAGAGAAGGAGACGCCACCGTGACTCCGGAGCAGGCGAACCTCTGGCGGAAGGTGCTACTCATCGTTTCGGCGGTGTGCTTCGTCCTTGCGGCGATCGTGGCGGGTGGGGAGAACGTCCTTGACGGCTCGATGTGGCAGTGGGCCTTCGGAGGCTTCGCTGCGTGGGCACTGTCGGGGGTGGCTCCCTAAGTGACCGACCTCCAGGCCGAGCTCCCAGAGCAGCCGCAACTGGAAGACCGTGAAGGTACGATCTTTGGCCTTCACGACATGCCGTTGCTCTTCAGCGACCGGGACTCGGGCATTGGAGAGATTTGGGACGAGGAGCACCCATCCGTTCCGGAGCTGTTGCAGATCCTCCGGAACTCGAAGGCTGGTGCTCTGTTCGCGGGTCTGTCGTATCCCATCCGCAACTCGCCGTGGCAGATCGCTGGGGGGAAGCTCCCGGACAAGGACATCCATCAGCTCCATGAGGACATGGAGCAGATGAAGATCGGTGAGGTCCTCGCTCAGATGTGCCTCGCGTTCGTCGTTCGACGGACGTACCACGAGAAGGTGTGGCATCTCCGCAAGGGACGATACGTTCCGAGCGTCGAGTGGCGCCCACCGGCTGACTGCGTACTCCTTCGAGACATTCGGTCTGGAGTGTCTGAGGGGTTCAAGCAGTCAGCACTCATTGCGACGTCAGGGAGTCAGCTCCCGACCGGAGACGCTGACGGGTGGTATCGTATCCGCAAGCAGTACGCGGTGACGCACATCCACCACAAGGATCGCGATCCGGTCAAGGGCATGAGCGACTTCGACCACGTCTGGTGGTGCATGACCCAGAAGCAGAAGCTCTGGTTCTTGTGGTTCCAGTACCTCGAGGGTAGTGCTCTGCCCCGGACGGTGGTTCACTCGCGAGATGCCGAGATGGGCAAGAAGGCGGTCCGGGTTCTGGCTAGCCTCAAGAACTCGGGTGTGGCCGCGATCCCTGAGGGCTGGTTTCGCGAAATCCAGCTCCTGGATGTAAGCGGGAAGGGTGCGGCTGAGTTTCAGGACGCACTGACCGCTCTGGACCAGGAAGCGGCTGACTCCGTCCTCGAAGGCTTCATGACGCTGGCGAACGCTGCGGCACAGAACGCGGTCGGGAGCTATGCGCTCAGCAGTGACCTCAGCGACTTCTTCCTGCAGTCGTTGACGTACGCCGCGGAAGAGATCGCGACGACGATCACCGAGCAGATCCTCCGCGACATGGTGGCGTACAACTATCCGAAGTTGGAGCGTGAGGACTATCCGAGGTTCGAGATTGGTCCGATCTCGGAGAAGGACGCGACACCGACGCTGGAGCTGTTCAGTCGGATCGCGACCGCCACGCGTGGGTCGACGAGTGTGCCTCCCTCGTTCATGGAGCAGCTGGTGCTTGCCACGTCGAGGATCCTTGACATGGATGAGGGTCCGATCGCTGAGGACCTCGAGCAGTGGAGAGCACAGGAGGACGCGGCTCAGAAACTCGCTGCACAGGGTGGTGGAGCACCATCACAGCAGCCCGGTGCTCCGCTCTCAGCCGAACTGCCGAACCCTCCGGGCGTAGCTAGTCCCGGTGGTACGCCGCGATCTGTAACACAGCCGAACATGCCGATCACGAACCCTCCGGCGGCTCGGAAGGGTTTGAGAGTCCCAATGAGGAAGTAGGAGGGTAGATGGCACGCTTGCAGCTCAACCCCGTGACCGTAGGGTTCACGGCCGGGGGAACGTTCACGAACCTGACGAGCAACCCGCCGGGTGCGAACTTCACGTCGCTCACTGGCGCGACGGGCGTCGCGTTCATCAACAACGGCAACATGGCGCTCCTGATCTGGAACGGTGCGGCGGCCGCCACCACGGCGACGCTGAACATCGGCCGACAGGAGTTCGGTCTCGTACCGGTGCCTCCGACGGCGACGATCCCGAGCTCGGTGTGTGCCGCGTTCGGTACGTTCCAGCCTTCGCTGTGGACGTCGCAGGACGGCACCGGCAACACCTACATCGACATCAACCCCGTGACCACGGTGAGCGTCTGCCTGGTCGCCCTCGTGTCGCAGGCAGGTACCTGATATGGCTGTCAACACCTCACTCGTCACCTGGAGCAGCCAGGCCCTCACCGCCGGCACCGTCACGGGTTCGACTGCGGTCGACCTCACCGGCTTCTCCGGTGCGGCGATCGTCCTCGGGATCACCACCACGACGGGTGGCACGTCGCCGACGATTCAGCCGAACCTGCAGTTCTCCGTCGACGGCGTGAACTGGGCGGCGGCTCCGGCCGGGATCTGGAACGGTGCGGCGCTGCCGGCAGCGTTGGCCCTGGCCAACGGGGCCGCGCAGTACTCGTTCCTGACTCCCGCAACGCTCGCGCTCGGACTCGTCCGCGCCGTGTACACGGTCGTCAGTACGCCCACGGTGACTGGGTACATCCAGCTGCTCGCTCACTAGAATCCTCCGAACGGATCGGAAGTACCTCGTACCTTCTAAGTACGGTCATCGGAGGATTCTCAGGTGAAGGTCGTCGAGCTCAGTCCGGAGACGGCCGCTTTGGCTGCGCGCTCCACTCCGCTCGGACCCAATCCGTTGTGGAAGCACCCGGGCTTCAAGCTTCCGCACTACATACGGAACCTCGCCCGCGGTCTCGCTAAGGCGTTCGGGACACCCGCTGACAGCGACCGCGCGATCGCGACCGCAATCTACAACTGCTCGAAGTGGAAGGACGGGATTCCGACGGGTAACATGCCACGGGTTCGTCCCGAGACGAGAGCTGCCGCAGCGGCCGCATGGGCGGAGTTCGAAGCGGAGCGTGCTCGGACCCACGCGGCTAAGTCCGAGCACGCTCTTCTCCCGATCGTGCAACTTGCTCAGAAGCACACGCATGCGGAGTGTCACTACCGAGATGGCTCGGTCGGGCGTAACTGTAGTTCGTGCTTGCACTACTTCGGTAGCGGAAGCGGCGGCACGAGCCACTGCCGGATCGTTCAAGACCCGATCAACCCGCAAGGGTTGTGCGACTACTTCAAGGCCACGACGAAGCTTTCCCTCGCGATGGAACTCGCTGCGAAGAAGCCCGCCGCACCGAAGGCTGTGACTGCAGCGAAGATCGCTCAGCCGAAGGTCGCGACTGCTCCGAAGGCTCCGAGGCAGCCTAAGGCTCCCGTTGCGAGAGCCGTGAAGGCCGCTCCAGCGAAGGCCGCGGCGAAGCCCCCGACGAAGTCTCCTCCGGGTGCTGTCGCTCAGAAGGTCTCGCAACTGCGCGCCACGGCCGCCAGCGACATCAAGCAGGCAAACCTCCTCGACGCGAAGGCCAACGCGATCGAGAAGGCTCACGCTCCTGGCAAGGGTTCGACCTCGACCGCACCGGGGACGAGTAGCACGTCCTCGTCTCCGGCACCGACCGCTCCTTCGTCGCACCTGACGTCGACGCAGAAGTCCAAGATCAGCAAGGGCGTGAAGGCGTCACAGAGTTGGCAGAACGAGGTCAACTCTCTTCGGAATCAGGCGAAGGCTCTTCGCGCGAAGGCGAAGCAGTTGTACGCGGAGGCCGCCGCCCTCATGAAGAGCGAGGGAGGGCATGGCGGTGGTGGACCGACTGGGCAGAGTGCCGGGATGAAGAACCTGAAGACGGCCGCTGCTAACGCCGCGGACGTGTACCGGGACGTCCTCGAGATGGCGGACGTGACTCCGAAGGTCTCCGTGGGCGAGAATCAGGGCATGATCGCTCTGGAGCCTGTGCACGGTCGACACAAGGGCAGGCACGTCACGCTGGCGTACCTCGGACCGAACGTGACGGACGAGCAGCACCGACACGCGCTCCGAGCAGCGATGCAACTCGCGACGGAGTACGGTCCGGTGAAGGCTAAGGCCGGAGGCATTATGCGCTTCCCGGCTGGACCGGATGGGTCACCGGACGTCGTTCCGGTGGACGCACCTGTGCTCGACGAGATGCACCTTCGACTCCGCGCACGAGGTCTTCACCGCAGCGAGCATGGGTTCCACGCTCACATGACGGTGAAGTACTCCAAGCCAGGTGAAGCGATGCCTGCTCCCCTTCCGGAGGAGGACGTTCACTTCCCGCACATTGCGGTGCACCGAGGCAAGCAGGTCCATCGGTTCCCGCTCGTCGGACACATGCACGCGCAGGCGCGGGAGTACGCGTTGGAGTTCGCGCGTCGGAAGGACGACACTGATCCTCGCTACCACAGTGGGGAACAACCAACAAGCACCCGAGCTATCGGAGGGAGGAAGATGGCACAAGGCACACCGACCGCGACCATGCGACGGAGCGCACTCAAGAAGGGAGCCGCCCTCCCACCGGCCGAGCCGGGTGGAGATCCTCGGTTCCCGATCACGAATGCCGAGCTCCTGAAGCGTGCGATCAGGATGGTCGGTCTCGCGAAGGGCAACAAGGCCGCCATCAGGCGGTACATCATGCGTCGGGCGGCGGCTCTGCACCTCGAGCACTTGATCCCGGAGCACTGGCGCTCGAACATGGCCGAGGCTGCGATGGACGCGTTGGACTTCCAGGCGTCGGTTGAGCTCGCTCTTGAGCTGGCTCACAAGAAGCAGAGGAAGCCGACCGTGGTCAACGGCAAGGACGGCAAGGACGTCAAGTACCCGGGTGGTGCGACCGTTCACCACCACCGCGCTGCGGGCAGTCGTCCTAAGGGCGGTCGCAAGAGCGATCCTGACAACGACAACGACGATGACACGAACGACAAGTTCGACATCAACGACGAGACGTCACTGCGGAGCGCGATCAAGAAGGCGCACCGGACGAAGCACCCAGCCGCGGTACGGAGGCACATCCGTCGCCGTGCGAGGGCTCTCGGCAAGGAGCACATGATTCCGCCGCACTGGCAGACGGACGGGACGGTGCCCTATGGCAGGTGATATCTCGTGACCAGCGCGGTTCTGTTTCCGGTAGACGAACGGCCGGCCGTCGAGCTCAGCGAGGGACGCTGGCGCAAGATGTTGCTACCCTTCGGGACGATCAAGCTCCCGGACGGGAAGGAACTGCACGTCGATCGCAACTACGTCGCCCCTGTGCTCGACGCGTTCAAGCAGCAGGCGTTCGCTCAGGTCCCGTTGCAGGCCGCGACGGACGACTCTCAGCACCCGGACGACGTGGAGCGGTTCCGTGGGGAGATCGAGGGACTCGAGGTCGGGTCTGACGGTCTGTACGGCATCGTGACGACGAACGACGACGGCACGAAGCTCATCAAGAGCAACAAGAAGCTCGGCGTGTCGGTCCGTCTGCTGGACAGCTACGAAGACCACCGCGGTCGGAAGTTCGGTCGCGTGCTGCATCACGTTGCGGCGACGTTGTCGCCGCGGGTGCAGGGAATGAAGCCGTGGGAAGCCGTCTCACTCGCAGACGGTGAGGCCACGGACACCCTTGACCTGTCGGAGGCGGGCTACGAAGTTCCCCCCTCCCCTGTGTCAACGGGAGAGGATTCGGAAGACACAGGAGGAGGTGTCATGTCTGACAACGACAGCACGAACCCGCTGCAGGACCCGGCGGTGCAGGAGGCCGAGGACGCCCTCGCGGCTGAGGAACTTGCTGCGATCGACGATGAGGTCGAGCCGGACGTTGAGCCGGTGGAGTCCGTTCCGGCGACTCAGCTGAGCGACGCTCGACCGTCGGCTGCGGCGTACCTCGCGGAGAGGACGGAACTGGCCGAACTGCGTCGGTGGAAGCAGCAGCAGGCGACGGAACTGGCTGAGGTGCGGCGCGCGTTCGCTGCCGAACGTGCCGGTCGGGAGGTCGACCAGTTCAAGCTCGATGGCGTACCGCCGTCGATCTGCGAACTGGCTCTGCCGTTGCTCTCGATGCCGGACGTTCCGGTCCTCGAGCTCGCGGACGGCCTGAAGGTCTCGCCGGTCGCGATCGTCCGGCAGATCCTGACCGAGTGCAAGGGCTTCGTCGAGCTCGGCGTTCGGCACGGACGTACGGACAACAAGGACTCCCAGGCGCTCGAGGACGAGATGTTCGCGCGCTGGGAGAACCAGAGCGGCCTGAGGGCCTGAAGGGAGGGATAGCATGGCTGGCGCTCAGGTTGTATACCAGAAGGGTCCGATCACCTTCCCGGTCGCGGCGTCGAACATCGTCCTTGGCGGCAACGTCGTGATGGTCGACTCCGTCAACACGGGGTCGAACAACGTCGTCGCTGCGAAGGGGGCTTCGTCGAACAAGGGTTCGGTCACTGTCATCGGTGTCGCGCTGACCGACGCGGTCGGTCCGAGCCTGTCGCAGAACGCGACGGACCCGCTGGGGAACGCGATCACGACCATCACGGGTCAGTACCCGAACTTTACGTCGGTCCTGATCATGGGCGTGATCAACCTCGTCTACTCCGGCGCGTGCGCCTTCGGTCAGCTCGTCCGGACCGTCGACAACGCCGGAACGGCAGGTCAGGTGACGGCGTACACGGGTGGTACGACCACGTACGACGAGATCATCGGCAAGTGCATCCAGCCCGGTGGTGTGACCGGTGCGGGACAGTCCGGCCTCACGATCTTCGGCTACGGCGCCGGGATCTAACACAGGGAAGGTGGTGAAACATGGCGACAACCGTTCCGGTCGTTAGCGCGACCGACGGCCCGAGGGTATCGGTCGACGATCTCCTCAAGAACCCGAGGCTGATCCCGCGACGGATCCTCAACCTCCTCGCGAACCAGTTCATCGCGGACAAGATCCTCCGTCCTGGCGGCGACGCGCCCGGCGGTGCGGTGCAGTTCTTCGGGAACGCTCCGCAGTTCCCGAACGGCGCCGACGCTGGCGTCGTCAACGAGTTCGCGGAATACCCCATCGTCACGTACGTGGAGGGTGTCCCGCAGGTCGCGATCGCGTCGAGGCGCGGGTTCTCGATGCAGGTCTCCGAGGACATGCGCCGGCGGAACCAGATGGACCGGGTCTTGCTCCAGATGAAGCAGGGCACGAACCTGATGATCCGCACCTACAACAACCTGTTCCAGAACTCGATCGTCGCGGCGTGCAACCTGCCGCTCGCGGCCACCGGTCCGACCGGCGCGCTGGCGACGCCCGGCAAGTTCAACGCGGTGAACAACACCACCACCGGTCAGGGACCGGCGGTCGGCGCCGCGTTCACGGGCAACACCGCGATCGCGTCCAACGCGTGGTCGACGGCCACGGGTGCGACGGCGAACACGATCCGGCACGACATCCTCGAGGCGAAGAGGCTCATCTCGGACCAGACGGTCGATGGGACCTCCGCCCTTCCGGGGACGTCGTACCTTGGCTTCAACGCGGACACGATCCTGATGTCCGAGCACGACGCCGCGCTGATCGTCGAGTCGGCGGACTTCGGGACGCTGTACGCCAACAGCCCTGGGTACAACCAGGCGCCGCTCGTGAAGGGTGAGATCCCCCGCGAGCTGTTCGGAATGCAGGTCGAGACCTCTCGGTCCTGGACCTCCGGCAGCGTCCTCATCTGCGAGCGCGGCACGCTCGGCTTCATCGCCGACGAGCGCGCGCTGCAGTCCACCCCGATGAAGTTCGACGAGGACCGCGAGACGTGGAGGAACAACACCTCTCGGATCTCGGCGATCGGCATCGACCAGCCTCTGGCCGCGTTCCTCATCACCGGCGTGCAGTAGTCCGGCACCCAGAACAATCGAAGGGAGACACCGATGGCCGCATCGGATGAACTCGACGTCGTGAACGAGACGAGTCTCGAGCGTACGAGGGAACGGGAGATCCGGGAGAAGGACGAGGAGATCGCCTCACTGCGGGCGCAGATCGAGTCGATGCAGTCTCCTCCGAACGTCCTCCCGTCTGACAAGCCGGGGAGGATGTACCAGGTCTTCGGCTCCGGGTTCGCGTACGCCTTCACGTTCCACGGCAGTCGTACCGTGAAGCGCGGGGACCGCATCAAGCTGACGAGGGAGGAGGCGAAGGCACTGACCTCCAGTCCGGTGCTCGTTACGCCTCTGCCTGAGAGCGAG